CATGAGCAAATTAATCCTAGAACAGGCTCTAGAGCACCTTCTAAACAAAGAAGAAGATGCCGCATCAGAGCTTATTCACAACTACTATGTAGACATCGGCCGCAAGGTATACGAAGATATCATGGCTGATGACCTAGTTGACGAAGCAGAATTTGATTCCGAAGAAGCATTAGATGACGTAGAAGCCTCTGTTGAAGAAGTTGAAGACGAATTAACAGAAGAAGGTGACGACGAAGAAATGCCAATGGATGATGACGAAGCTGAAGTTGACGATATGGCTGACGATATGGGTGCAGACGATATGTCTGAGCCAGTTGACAGCGATGCTGCCGACGTTGCAGACGCAATGGTTGATGTTGAGGCCGCATTAGCAAAACTTAAAGCAGAATTTGAAGACATGGTTTCAGGTGAAGATGATTCAGCTGAAGACGAAGAAATGCCAATGGCTGACGAAATGCCAGCTGAAGGTATTGAAGAAGCTTCAGAAGAAACCCTAGAAGAAGAAGCAAAGCTAAAGCCAATCGGTAATCCCGACAACGGTGATAAAGCTGACCAAAAGAAAAGCCCAGTTGCAGGTAAGAACCCACTAGGCGACCGCCCAGCCGTTAAATTCGGTGGCAGTGCTTCAGCAGAAGGTCAAGCAGACGGCGCAAAGCCAGCAGCCTCCCCAGAAGCTAAAGACATGGGTGGAACTACCGAGCCAAATATGAGCCAGGTAGCAACTCCAAACAATAAGGGCTAATAAAAATGAACTTACAGCCACTAAGAGAAATGATCAGTTATGATAATGCTCGCATTACTACTGAAGTAAAAGAGAACTCTTCTGGCGGTAAGGATCTCTACATGAAAGGTATTTTCATTCAAGGTGACAAGGTTAACCATAACCAGCGTGTTTACCCTGTAAATGAAATTGCCAAAGCTGTAGAAAGCATGACTGACAGATTAAAGCAAGGTTACTCAATTTTAGGTGAAGCCGACCATCCTGAAGACCTACAAGTTAATATCGATCGCGTTTCTCATATGATTACTGAAATGTGGGTTGATGGTAGTGACGGTATAGGTAAACTTAAAATTTTACCAACACCAATGGGTAATATTTGTAAAACACTTTTAGAGAGTGGTGTTAAGTTAGGTGTTAGTTCACGTGGTAGCGGTGAAGTTAATGAGAGTTCGGGACATGTTAACAATTTTGAAATTATAACTGTTGACATTGTCGCACAACCAAGTGCTCCACATGCTTATCCAAATCCAATTTATGAAGGATTAATGAATATGCGTGGTGGTCACAAAGTATTTGAAGTAGCGAAAGAAGCTACTCAAGATCAAAGAGTACAAAAGTACCTGAAAGAAGGCGTTTTACGCTTAATCAAGGACCTTAAGTTAAAATAGGAGAACTAGATGTTAGATGCTATCAAACCATTGATAGATAGTGGCATCATAAACGAGGACACACAAGAAGCTATCACTGAAGCTTGGGAAGCAAAACTTTCTGAAGCTAAAGAGACAGTTCGTAGTGAACTTCGTGAAGAATTTGCACAACGCTATCAACACGATAAACAAGTAATGGTTGAAGCTCTAGACAAAATGGTAACTGAAAGTCTCCAAAGTGAGCTTGAAGAATTTGCAACAGAGAAGCAAGCACTAGCAGAAGACCGTGTTAAGTTTAAACAACACATGACTGAAAGCAGTGCTAAGTTTAATGATTTCATGGTAACTAAGTTAGCAGAAGAAATCAAAGAACTTAGAGCAGATCGCAAACAATATGAGAATAGTGTATCTAGACTTGAAGAGTTTGTTATCAAGCAACTTGCTGAAGAAATTCAAGAGTTTGAGCAAGACAAGCAGGCAGTTGTTGAGACAAAAGTCCGCTTAATTGCAGGAGCAAAAGACAAATTAGCCGAACTACAACAGCAATTCGTTGCACGTAGTTCACAGTTGGTTAAAGAGTCAGTTGCTAAGAAACTAGAGTCAGAAATGACTCAACTCAAAGAAGACATTCAACATGCTCGTGAGAACATGTTTGGTCGTCAAATCTTTGAAGCCTTTGCTTCAGAATTCGCTGTTACTCACTTAAATGAGAACAAAGAAATCAAGAAGTTACAGGCTGTTATTGCCGCTAAAGAGGAAGCCCTAGCAGAAGCTAAATCACAAGCAGAAGAGAAGGCAATGATTGCTGAGTCTAAAGAAAAAGAAATCAAAATCATTAAGGAATCAGCAGAACGCAAGGACAAACTTGCTGAAATGTTGAAACCACTTAATAAAGAGAAGGCCGCTGTTATGAGCGAACTACTCGAAAGTGTGCAGACTGCAAAGTTGCAGGCCGCATATGAAAAGTATCTTCCAGCAGTTTTAAACGCAAACGGTAAGGCAGTTAAAGAAGCGAAAGCAGTTTTAACTGAGAGCCGTGTTGAAGTTACTGGAGATAAATCTGCTAAAGTCAACGCTAAGGTTGAAGACGACAGCAATGTTGTTGAAATCAAGCGTTTAGCAGGGCTTAGATAACCCTAAAAGGAAAAGGAAAAGAAATGACACAAGCATTATTAGAAAGCCGTTGGGGCGAAACAAAAGAAGCCCTGTTAGAAGGCTTAAATGGATCGAAGAGATCTACTATGGGTGTTGTTCTTGAGAACACACGCAAGTCACTTATGGAGACCGCTACCGCTGGTTCAACAGCCGCTGGTAACGTTGCTACATTAAACCGTGTAATTTTACCAGTTATCAGACGTGTAATGCCAACAGTTATTGCTAATGAGATCGTTGGTGTTCAGCCTATGACAGGTCCAGTTGCACAAATCCACACATTACGTGTTCGTTATGCTGATAGCGTTACTGATTCATCATCATATGCTACAAGCACAACAGCTGGTGACGAAGCATTATCACCATTCAAGATTGCAGTTGCTTACTCAGGTTCAAACAGCACTGGTAAAGCAGATTCAACAAGCACACTTGAAGGTACACCAGGTAACAAGATCAACGTCCAGATCTTAAAGCAAGTTGTTGAAGCTAAGACAAGAAAGCTATCAGCACGTTGGACATTTGAAGCCGCTCAAGATGCGCAAGCAATGCACGGCTTAGACATTGAAGCAGAAGTTATGGCAGCTCTTGCACAAGAGATTACAGTTGAAATTGACCAGGAAATTCTTGGTTCATTACGTAGTCTTGCCGCAACTGAGTTCACATACAACCAGGCTACTGTTTCTGGTACAGCTACTTACGTTGGTGATGAGCATGCCGCATTGGCAGTTCTTATCAACAGAACAGCTAACTTAATTGCATCACGCACACGTCGTGGCGCTGGTAACTGGGCAGTTGTTTCACCTGCTTCATTAACAGTTCTCCAGAGTGCAACAACAAGTGCTTTTGCACGTACAACTGAAGGCACATTTGAAGCTCCTACAAACACTAAGTTTGTTGGTACATTAAATGGCGCAATGAAAGTTTATGTAGACAGCTATGCTAGTGATTCACAAGCAGTTCTAGTTGGTTACAAAGGTTCAAGCGAGGCTGATGCAGCCGCATTCTACTGCCCATACGTTCCATTAATGAGCAGTGGTGTTGTTCTTGATCCAGCAACACTAGAGCCAGTAGTTGGCTTTATGACACGTTATGGTTACGTTGAGCTTACAAACACAGCTTCATCGTTCGGTAACGCTGCCGACTACCTTGGTGAGATTGCTGTTAGCAACCTTTCATTCCAGTAATATTGTTT